AGAAGCTACTTATCGAAAACGTCGCAGCTTTGAGGCAGGTTTTACATTACGTAATTCCCGTGAAGTTTTGCTGTTAGCAGCAGAAGGGAATTATTACCAATGGAAAGGAACTTTTCCTAAAGTGGTTCCAGCAAACTCTACGCCAGCCACCACAGGTGGTATTTCTTCCCTTGCATGGCAAAGTGTTGGGACCGCTGATGATATAGCAATTATCAATGCCAAGTTTACGGCAATGCAGCAACAAATTGATGATCTGTCGGAAACAATACCTGAAGCTGGTAAATCGGCTTATCAGATCGCACTTGATAATGGTTTTGTTGGAACAGAAGCACAGTGGCTTGCCTCTTTGAAAGGGGATACTGGTGCTCAACTTAATATTAAAGGATCATTAGCAAGTACTAGTGAACTACCATCCACAGGTAACGTTGCAGGGGATGGTTATATCGTAGGTGATGTAATCTACGCTTGGGATGGTTCTGTTTGGAAACTTATTTCTTCTCTTGGGCCAGAAGGTAAATCAGCTTACGAGGTATGGTTGGCAGATGGTAATACAGGATCTGTTTATGATTTCCTTACCTCTATAAAAGGTGATAAAGGCGATGTTGGTCCTACAGGGCCACAGGGAGCACCTGGTGTTAACGCCAACGGTTTTGATTATCGTGGAGATTTGCCTTCTACAAGTAACTTACCACAACCTACCTCTGAAAACGTAAGCCAAGCTTATTCTATCAATGGTAATCTTTATGTCTCTAATGGGACAGCTTGGGTCAACATGGGTAATATTGTTGGTCCTCAAGGTCCACAAGGTGAGGCAGGTAAAGACGGTCTTGATGGAACAGATGGAGATGAAGGGAAATCTGCATATCAAAGTTGGCTGGATGCTGGTAATGAAGGGACAGAAGTAGATTTTATTGCCTCACTTAAAGGTCCAAAAGGAGACAAGGGTGATCAAGGAGAGCGAGGTCCACAAGGTGAACTAGGTCCACAAGGACCAGTGGGTGCAACAGGATCAGGCTTAGAGATTATCGGGGTTCTGAACAGTGAAGCTGAACTTCCTCCTACTGGAGAAGTAGGTGACGCATATAAAATTAATAATGATTTATATGTTTGGGTCCAAGATGCTACGGAATGGATGAATGTTGGCAGTCTTGGAGGAACATCAATTACAGCTAAAGGTCATGTTCCGAACAGTGAAGCTCTCCCTGTTTACAATAACTATGGTGATGCTTACTTAACTGAAGACACTAGTAATCTTTACATCTATACCTACGATCAAGACACCAATTCCGCATCTTTTGTTGACATGGGAAGTATTAAAGGCGACAAAGGTGAAAAAGGGGATAAAGGAGATAAGGGTGATCCTGGAACAAACGGAACCAACGGTACTGATGGGACCAACGGTAAGGATGGCGCACAGTGGTTTGTAGCAACAACTAATCCAGTCACAGGAGACGGTGTTATCAATGATTACGCCTTCAATACTACCACTGGAGCAGTGTTTAAGAAAACAGATTCTTCTACGTGGACGCTTATAGGCACTCTTCCTAGTATACCAGAAGCCCCTCAAGACGGCTTGACGTATGGTCGGTCTGATGGAAACTGGATCGAAATATCAGGATCAGATCCTACGGAAGCTATAACACCAACTAGAGTTACAGCAGGTTTCATGGAACTTGAAACAACTACTGCCAACTCTGGAGCATCTTGGACTCCTTCTGGAACTTCCAATATGTATGTTGTTACAGTAACTGATGCTCTGACAGTTGGAGCATGGCCTGGTGTCACTGGCTCTACAAAACCTAAAGCATTTTCAGCAATGATTTATTTGATTCAAGATACAACGGGACACACGGTTACACTAGATGCGTCTTATGGAGCACTAAATGATACAGAAATAGCAACTACTGCTAACGCAGTAACAATTTTGCAATTAACGTATCCTGGTGTGGGTGATATCGTGGACATGGTTGTTGTAACACGATAACAGAAGCCCCGAAAGGGGCTTTCTTTTTATGGAGGGTTTAAATGTTTCCAATTCCAATATTTACTATTATGACCAGCACTGGTGTCGTTCCTCTGCCAGCAGGTATTGTTAAAAAAGTAATCACTTTAGATTACCCAGATAACGCTGGTAATTCTAACAGCAGTTTAGCAATTTTGCTTAATGATGGTAGATTGTTTACTCAAGGCGCAAACCTCTTTGGTGAGATTGCAGATGGAACTCGTAGTGCACGATTCAATAATTTCCACTTAGCTTCTACTGTAGTAGCGGATGTGTTTACCGCAGATCGTTGTTTTGTTATTAAAACTAACAGTGGGGGATGGCAATATTCAGGATTGACAGCAGGGTTGGTAGGATCTATAGCAGCAGGTGGTACGGATGCATGTGTAACTACCTGGACCAGCTTTCCATCTGTAATAACAGGGACTATTTCTTTAGCCAATCTTAAAGAGGTTAAAGGAGGGTATAACAATACTCTCTGGTTAATGAATAGTGGTGTTCTTTATGGATCGGGTCAAAACACAGTAGGTAGTTTAGGTGCAAGCACTACTAACGAAGTTTCTACTCCTCGTCAGATAACAAGCGCAGCAGTTGCTTTTGATGCAGGTTACAACCAATGCTCTTATGTCAACAATGTGGGAACCTTGCGTGTTTGTGGAGCTAGTAAAGGTTTAGCAGGTAATAATAACACAACAACAGCTTTTGTCAATGCCACAATATCCACTACTGAAACAGTGTATGTCAAAGATTACATCAATACAGTTTCCCAGACAATAGTTGTAGGAGATACCTCCGGTGGCACGGGTACAGTAAACTACTTATATGTTAGATCTAATACAGAAACAACCTACACTAAACTGGATACCTTTGCAGCAGGTTTCTCAACATGGAAGTTTCCACCAAGCCGCCACTCTTTTTTCGTTGGGATCAATAATTCCTTGTGGGCTATTGGTAAGAACTACACTGCAAACTTAGGTTTGGGGTATGATTCTGCGAGCGGAGATCCACTCCAAGTGGGAAAACCAGTTAAACCTGAAGGAGTGGGTTCTTGGGATATAAACAAGCTCACAAGCGTTCATACGCTGAATATGGATGTTACTAACCAATTAGGTTATCAAGGAACCTTTTTCGTTTATAATGGAGATATGTATTATTCCGGTATTTGGAAAGATGGGAAAGCCTCGTATCTGTTCAATAGTGGTCTAAACTATAATAAATTCACACCAATAGCAAGCTCCGTGATTACGGGCGATATTCTGGCAACAGGCTTAACTACAGATTCTTTAGGAATTTGTATTGTAGGTGGAACTAAACAGTTGACACATTCTGTTAGCCCAGAAGGAGGCAAACTTTTCAATATTAAATACACTTCTTCTGCCCCTGCAAACATGACAATATCATCTACTGGTTTAATGACTTTCCATGCAGAAGGTGGTTTTGATGCAGGTATGACAGCCTTAAACGCTGAAGGAACAACTTTATCAGATACCTCTGGAGGATATGCTTCAACATTGAGTGTTTACACCCCTAGCTTATCTGCGATGGATGTAGGAACAACACAAACAATGGTAGCAGAAATAACGCCAACAGGAGCAGCAAGCTTACCTGGTATGGTTGTTGAGTATTTCTCTAATGACCCTACGGTAGCAACAGTTGACCCCGTTACAGGCGTTATTACAGCGGTTGCTGATGGAGGTTGTCGTATCGGTTGTAGAGCAACTTATCAAGGTGTGGTAACTGCCGAAGATAGTTCTTATCTCACAGTGAATGCTGTGGTGATTGTGATGGATTATGATTTGACGCAAGAAACTATTCCGGCGGATGTAAAGGTCAACAGGAGTAACCGTTATGCCAGGGCTTCTGGAGATATCCTTGTACCTACAGAGAGTTCTGCTCCCGTAGCACCTTTAGAATATGTTGGTACAACTCCACAAGGTAGACGTGTTGTAGCAGCCAACCGTACACATATCTTTATCAACAATAACTTGACAACAGCTTCCCCGTGGTTGAAGACGAACTTGACAGTCACAGCATCAACAATCAACTCTCCGGTTGGAACTACGGCTAACACTTACAAGTTAACACCTTCTACAACTTCAGGACAACATATTTTATCAGCAGTGAATACAGCTTCTGATATTACAGCAGGTAAGCACTGGGCGGCATCCGTATTCTTGAAGCCAGATGGGATCACTAAAGTGAAACTCAAATTGACTTCAGGAGATGAGATTAACGAAGGGACTTATGATCTTGTAGCTGGAACATTTACAGGTGCAGATGCAAACATAATCGATATGGGGAATGGTTGGTATCGTGTAATTCTACACAAAGTGACAGTTGCCAAACAAGCATCTATAACCTATGAGATTATAGCTTTGAATGCAAGTGGATCAGACACTTTCGCAGGAGATGGTACGGCAGGTCTTATTGCTTGGGTTCCACAGCTTGAGATGGGTGATATGACAAATCCAGTTTGGGCGGGGACACCATTTGTTTGTTCTTATGCACGAGACACTACCAGTGCTGTTACCTTCACTATTCCTAAGAATGGACATACTGGCGTGGACATTTACCACACTGATGGTACTGTGCAACGAGAGGTCTTCACTGGTACAGCTACAACTTGGATGTTGACGTTCACCGCCGCAAGTGCGGATTGGGGATCGAAGTTCATTACAGGTTTGAAATATTACGACTAATAAAAAAGGGAACCCGCAAAGGTTCCCTTTTCTTTTATAAAAAACTCTTTATAAATCAATAAGATCAGAATGGAATATCATCGTCGAAGTCCATTGGAGGTTCTTCTTGATTACTTGGAGTTGGTTCTGGTTGTGGTTCAGGTTTCTTAACTTCTTTCTTCTCTTCTTTCTTAGGCTGTTCTGCGGAACCACGAATGGCAGCAGCAACTTTATCAGACAGAGCCAGAACTTTACGAGCAGAATCAATCAGATCTTCTACAGAGACAGTCTTAATGGTATGGTCTTTACAAGCATTGAGAATAGCGTGACCAACAGATGCCCCAAGATCATAATCATTAATATCAACGCCACGAGATTCAGCAATTTCAGATTTCAGCGTGACAGTTGCAGATTGAACAACCCCAGCGATATCGAAAGCATCGCCTTTAACACCATTACGAATCAGTTCCAGTGCACCATTTACTGCGTGACCAGTTTCCAGACCTACAGTATCACGTTTTTTATAGGACTGCTTAGGGGCAGCATCGTTGGAACCTTTATTGCCAGAAGATTTGTTAGACTTCTGAACACCATCGGTAGACAATACTGTAATACGAGATTTTTTAGTATTGTAGTAAGTTTTACCGCCTTTATTATCAACGCGATCAATATCAATACTTACTTCTACACCTTTTTCAATAGTGATCCAATTATCACCTTCTTTGACTTGCAGGTTTTCATAACCTTCTTTCAGTTCAATGTCACCAAGAGAAATCCAAACACCTTTCTCATCTGGTTTAGCACCTTTCTCTTTCAGAACAAGAGAGGCTCGGTGAGTTGAAACAATCGTTTTTCCTTCCCAATGAAAAGTTTTAGGTTCAGCGAATTTATCCAGTTTAACGTAGTCTACGATACCAGTTGCATAAGTTACGGTTTTGCCTTTACGATCAGTTTCAGTATTAATTACGGACATTATTATCTCCTCTACATTACATTAATTTTGCACAGAAAGAGCGGAGTCTTTCCATATCATCTTGCTCTAACAGGTATTTACCTTTACCTATTCCAACTCCAATTTCACCATTAGGAAAATGAACTATTTGCACTGGGAAACCTCCGAGTTTAATTGTGGCAGCTTTGCCTTCTTCGTCTATAACGTTTCGGATTGTATCTTGCAGTGAAATGAATTCTTTGTTTGTAACAGTGGTTTCAATTATTTCAGATGTTTCGACACGAGCAGTTAGCTTCTTGTTTCCACCTTGAATAACCAAAATTTGAAAATAAAAAGAGTTGTCAAGACCTACAACATTTTTCTCAACTAGTGTCAAACTGGTATAGTTTCCATAAACAGTTTCAACAGCTATCTTAGAACGTTCAGTCATTGAATGCTATCCTATCATAAAATGTTTAATATTGTCAAGCTTTAATTACCAAGGAATATCATCTTCTTCCAATCTGGTATCTACTTGAGGTGGACGTGGAACCTTAACTTCTTTCACAAAACGAAGATATGGGAAACGTGTAGCAATTTTAATAACATGTTTGGCATCTTCTCTAACATCTTTGTGCAAGAAGCAGATCCCTGTTTCCAAGGTTGTTTCAAAATCTTTAGAATAATAACAGTCCTTCCCATCAAATGCAGCCTGGCAGATGGACAGATCGAACTCATTTAGAAAGGTTGTCATTACGCTTGGTTCCATAATCATAAGGTTGCAAAGCTGACCATCACGTTCAAACTCAAAAACGTGTTTAAGACCAGTAACACCTTCATAATTGTCAGAAGCCTCTTTGTTTCCTAGTTTACGAATATTGGTTCCCATTAAAGCAGATGCAATTAATCCTTGTATTTGTTCTTCAGTCCGATGTGCAGGAAGGGATGTATAGAAATCCAGATCACGTCCAGCAATATCAAGAATACGCCAATCACGAACAGCACCGCCAGCCAAGACAGAATTAGGATCAGCGATCTTTAATACGGTAAGAATTTCTTTGGCAATATTGATTTGTTTTGATTTAGTCATGGATACGCTCCACAGTTACTTTTACAACATCGTCCATATTAATCTCATCCCCCAAGACCTCAATAACACCTTCCTCATAAAGTCGAGCACATTCTTCCCACACTTCAGCTTCCGTCATTCCACCTGCAATCTTATTTGCAAGACCTTTAATAACATCTTCATTTTGTTCATCAACAAGAATTGAAACATTAAAGCTCACTAATTTACGCATTGTTTTCTCCTTATACTTCTAAACGGAAAGTTTCTTTAGATACAAAGTCGTATCCACCTTTTTCAAGCCAGTCATTGTAAACCTCATCGGCTTGAGACTCTATCATAAAATACCGAGTGATAACTTCGTCTCCGACAATACGCACAATTTTATAGCAAATCATGATACCATTTCCCATTAATCTTCCTCCAGATCAATTTCATTATAACAATGTATGCAGAAACCATCATTGTGCATATGTTGTTCATAGGACATATCTTTACCACAAGACCAACAACGGATATCCCCATCGTCCCATTCACGTTCTTCTTCACCTTCAAATTCATCTGGTAGGTAAGGCATACCAAGACAATCTAAATCGTAATGCATATCTCCTCCTATAAAGGGGGCAGAAGCCCCTTATAAAACAATGAGTTAACTAGTGGCAGGACGCCCAGGAGTTACCCACATCATATCCGGCAGTAAGCTGAACGTTAAGATTGTAAAATTCTCCAGCCTTAGTAACAGCTAAAGCAGCAAGCTCACCTGCCCGACTATAAGCTGTAAACCATCCACCTTTGGGAGATTCATGAATGTTAGCCCAAATTTGCCCTGTCTCTTTTTCCTTATTATGCTTCCATTCTTCAACTTTAGCAAGGCATTCTTTATCAATTTTCTTTTGTTCTTCAGGATCGTCTACTTTCTTCCAACCTAATGATTCAGGTGAAAACCATTTGAATTCTACAAGGTTACGAGAAACTTCAAGCTGGGCTTCATCGTGATATGCAATCATTTGTTGCACGAAGTCTTTATTCTTCCAGTCATCTTTAAAGAAGTCAACACTTAGCCCTTCTTCTTCGATCATGTCGTCATAAATAACCATTGCACGTTTAGCACAGATAACCCCACCACTTTGGAACAGAGAGTTAAGAATCGCGTGAGCAGAACGAGTAGGAACCTTACGACCGTCAATACCCAAAACATACTGTTTACCAGTCTTAACCCAGAAATCGTTTAAACGTTCTTTAAGACGCGCCAGTGGGAATGCAGCTTCCCAGAAAGCATCGAACACCAGTTGCCCTGTGTATTTATCGCTACCAATTGTTTTAGCAACCTTGTCTGCTTGTGCACCATAAGTGATCCCGTATTTAACAGATTTCGCCGGACTACGTTCAAACTTACGCCCAATAGTATCTGTAATACGTTTTGCCATCATGGTATGAACATCGTTAGGCTTCTCTAACAAGAGAGCGTTACAGTATTCATGAGGCTCCGGTTCGTAGCGCCAACAGTTTCCTGTGATGGTAATGCAGTCTTTCTGACGCATGACCCACGTACCAAGTTCTGTTTGTGGACACCAAACATCCTCTACACCCCACTCTTCAATAGTCAAACTTTGAACAGGAATGTGAGAGCGGTTAGTCAATGTTGCCACTTTTACTTTCTGCTCTTTTGTATTGAAAGCTACAGAGATATTGCCTCCATGCACCAGGTACGAGGCAGTTAAAGCTGCTTCAAAAAGTTCACCTGGGTTCTGCGCCCAACGCCAAACAGGTTTTTGTTTATGTTCATGCCAGTAACCATCTGCAATCAAGAAACCTTCCAAGAAAGCTACACGCTCGGCATGAGACATATTAACTACACGCTCTACCCACGGAACATCCCATTTACCTTGTTGAACAGAAGTTAAACTATTTACCTGATCTTGTTCCATGTTAAATGGAGCATTACAAATAATATTATCTCCTGTGCAAAGCTCGGCAGTTGTTCTGACTTTAGGCACATAAGTATTCCCTTTACTACGGGTATTAACATACCAACGGTGATCTGCTGTTGCACGGTAAGTGTGTGATTTCCCTTTAATCTCAAACGTCTTACTATTTTTATAGAAGACCTTACCTTTTACTTTAGTCCATTCTTTCATACCTGTTTCAGCATTGTACCCTAAAATCTCATCCCCTTCCTTCAGGTCGTGATATCCTACCCAACCTTTACGAGTCAAAGCTTGAGCATCCATCGGCACACAGTAATGCGACTCAATCTTTGCTTCCAAAGAGTCGAAGTCATAACCGATCTGGAAGTATTTAGGAACTTCTACACCAAACAAGTTACGCATCTCCCATCCAAACAAAGATGTGACACGAGGGATATTGGCTACAGACCTATGCTTCATACGAGAGGTTGCAGCATCACATGTAGCGGCTGGTGTAGGAATACGCCCATCCGCCCTTACTGCGGCTAAGAAACCTTTATCGTATTCTTGATCTTCTTCATCTTCTTCCCAATCAGCACCGCCACCTAAAATAGAGTTCCTACGATGCTTATACGTTAAGTATTCTACAATCTGAGTAGCATAAGGAAATTTCTCACCCAAAGCTTGCAGGTTAGGACAGATTTCTTTTTCCTGACCTTTGGTAAAACATGGGTTAGTCAATACTTTAAGACCGCGACCTTTACCTTTTGCTATACGCTCTTGAATCTTCCTTTCCAAGGTTTCCGGTGTGCACTCCAGATGATCACAACGATCCTGACAAAAATTAGAAGATAGAGTTTGCTCAACGTAAGCTCGAATACCTTTCTGAAGTTCTTCCTCGCTCTTTTTAATCTTGGTGCCAGATTTAAGAGTTAAGTCTTTATCTTTATATTCAGACGGTACCCAACCTAATCCTACAAGCCAGTTTTTAATATGGGTTGTATCGTTCAATGTTGCAGGGATGTTAGGATCACATAGAGGTTCATCTGCTGCAACTGGCAGTTTCCACTCTTTCCCCAACATAACTAACCACCAATCGCCATCCCTCTCTTCCAAATGACCATCATGTTTCTTAGCAAAATTGATCATATGGTTAGTTGGCTCTAAGTTCTTTTTAATTTGCAACTTAGGTGGAATAAAAGCCTTAAGATAGCCTTTTGTTGCTGGTTTAGGTGGCAAAATAGGCTCAACGAGTAAACGAAGACGCTCCATTTCTGCATCCAAAAAAGCAAGGTTCTCTTCTGCTTGCTTCATGTTAAAAGCAAACCCACGGTGTTCTTGGCGTGTGATAATGTCTGCTACACGTTGTTCAAGTTCAAATGGACCTTCCCATTTATCATAATCACCCCATTCTTCCATAAGGTAGTTATATACGCTAGTATTGGCTTTGTTGTCATAGATACAGTAATAAAGCATATCCGCAGCAAAAGTCTTAAATCGATCTTCTTCTGGAATCTCTTTACGGAAATCTATTTTTACATCACCACCTGCTTTTCGAGAAAGTGCTGCCAAGCTATGTCCTGATTTGCCCTCAATCTTTCGATCTGGGTTTAACACTTTACTCAAAATCAAGGAGTCAATAAGTTTTACCTTATTTTTGCCCCACGTATTATATTTAACACTGTAATCTAATCCATAAAACAGTTTTGTAGCCAACCAGTCGTAGTTGATACCGTTGTGAGCCACAGCCATTTCAACCAGATATTCAGGCTTGTCTTTAAAATAACCTTCATGATTAATAAAGTCTGGGAAATCTTTTAGTTGAAAATGCGTGTAATCTTGCGCCACATACTCTTTAAGAACATATGTGTATTTACCATCTGACTCTTCATAAGGACGCCCATCAAAGATGTATTTAGGGCCATCGTGGAAAGCTACTATTTCTCCTGTTTCATGGTTCTCTAAGACAATACAGTGCATTTGAAATGTGTCTTTGAGACGATAAGGACTAGCTAAATAATCAATAGTGTCATTATTCAACAATCCGTTTGCTTCAATATCCCATGTAAACTTACTCACTATTCCTCCTTTCTAATGTTCTCCAGAACCCACTGAAGTTCTTTTAAACTTAAACTTCTTACTCCCGCAGTTTTACTAGCTTCAGCTTTAAGTAACGGGTAAGCCTCAATGATACGCGTTTTAAGATCAGAAGTCAAGGCTTTTAAAAAATAGGTAGATGCTTCAGATAAAGAATCTTCTTCTGATAACACTTTACCTGCACTTGCTCCCGCTCTCCTAACGGCTATATCGTAGTCTTTACTGTTACCTAATACGAATAGTCGATTCTCTCCTAAAACAACGGGAGAACGCTTCTCGTTGCGTTTAATCCATATCTGGAATACACAAGGAACATCCCAAGGTTCTCCATGAAGAATAAAAGATCCTTTTGGACATTCTTCTTCGTAAAGAAGATGCATGTGGGGATTTAGTTTGTGTGCAAAAAAGATTTTTTGAAATGTGCGAGGCAAGATAAAACAAATACCACCTTCGTTATCCAACATTTCAGCACAATGGTTAAAGAACTTAATGGCAAGACTAGCATTTTTTCCAAACGGAGGATTACCGACAAAAGCAGTTACACTACCAACAGACTCAACAGATTGAGCTAAAAAATCTGCCTCAATACAATCTTCAAACTTAGGGTCAATATCAAAAGAAGTTATGTTTTTAAAACAAGAAGAGAAAGCTCCTTCTCCCGCAGATGGTTCTACGTAGTTAGCTTCCTCTCCAAAAATTTCTTTGATCTTATCACATAAGAACCCCGCATAAGCGGGGTTAGTGTAATATTGATCAAGTGTGTTCAACTTGCTCAATAGTCCTCCTTAGTTGTTAGCGAACTCAATAGTGAGGTCAACTTTACCATCGTCAGAAATAACCATGTTTTTGGTATTTTTAAAGATGATATCTACTTTACCTTCACTTACACGACAGAATGCAACACCATCTGCAACTTTATCGATATAATATTTGTAAGAAAGAATACCCACTTTACTACGACCAGCACCTTTTGTGAAAGAAGGGCTTACATCGAAACGGAAACCTTTAGAAGAAACAACACGGTAAGAACGTCCAGTTGGGATATGTTCAATAACAGAGACATTGTTCTCAACAACTTTTACAGCAAACTCTTCAGGATGATCCTCAACAATCATGTGTGGGATGGCAAATGCCAACGCTTGTTTGTGTTTAATAACACCAGCACCCAGAGCACCAGCAGCTTTAACTTTTGCATTCAGATCGATTGTCATACGCATTTTTACTTCTCCTCTTGTTTGGTTGATGAGACAAGTATAAGTCCCTTCCGCAAAGTTGTCAACAGGTATTTTTAATAAAAGGGCCGAAGCCCTTAGTAGTTGCTATCCGTAGGCAAATTAGCAGGATTGTTGAAATACTGCTCTTTGTCATGCAGAGTTGCAGTTCTAATGTCATAGTAAAACTGCCCTGCCGGACCAGTTTCCGAGAACTCACGGTTTTTTAGGATAAAGCAATGAGTCGTATTGCGTTCTACAGGGTCTTCAGCGGCTTTATCTCGTTCCAAAGCCAAGGTAATACCAGCACCTTTAGCCAAGAAACTACTACCCATTGCATCGTCCTCTGTTAAGTGTTCATTGCCACCATTAGCCGATTTCTTAACGTGTGAGATGACGATAATAGTTATAGCATACTCTTTCATGATGCGCTTCAACCATGTTGCTAACTCTTCCTGGGCTTGAACATCCATACCAGAAAGCAAATCAGAATAAGGGTCGATAACAAGAATTGTTACTCCAAAATAGATGATCATCTCCAAAACTTTTTCTTTGATAGACTCCACATCTGCTCCACGATCATCACACACATAAAAACGTGGTGATCCATCTTCTCTTTCGTAAAAATCTAGGATTTTTTCTTTATTCTCTTCCAAGATTTGAAATTTCTCTTCCGGTGTTTTCCTGTGTAGAGGAATATGCAGGAACGAGGACAACAGGTTACGAGAATATTTCTTATAAGTTGCTTCCAAGGACAGAATACCTAGGGTATGTTCTGGGTGCGCAACAATAATATGTTTGGTGATCTCGTTCACCATCAAAGTTTTACCGATACTGGTCTTTGCCAGGATGACTGTAATCTCTTCCTCTACTAAACCCCCACCCAGCATATTTGCAGCAACACGCATAAAAGGAGGCAAGGTAATCATCTTGGATTCCAAGCATTCTAATGCAGCTTCATACAAGACATTAGAAGCATAAACACCTGCTGGGGTGTATAGACGAGCACTCCAAAAAGCTTTTACGAAATCTTTTGCACGACCTTCTTCCAGATACTGATTGGCATCCTTAAGATCCATCTGCATACGGTAGACTTTGTTACGAGGCAGCACCTTAACAATATTTTCAAATGCCTCATTACCTGCTTTGTCATTATCCATGCAAACAATAATCTTCTTAAATTTTTCAAAGAAAGGGTATTGTGCCTGAACTTGTTTATACATACTGGTTTCACCAGTTGTGCCACTAACTACTGCTGGAAGTTCATATTTGTTGTCCAAGTTTTCAGACAGCATTTGATAAGCTGCCAGAGCATCGTGTTCACCACCTGTAATTACCACAGTATGAGAACGGTCTGCAAAACGAATTTGTCCAAAAAGATCTACATCTTTACCTACTTGACCAATAGGTTTACTGAAATCTTTAGGATGAATACGACGCTTAAAACCAACCAATTCTTTACCGATAGTAGTTGGATATAAACAACTTTCTACTACCATCTGATCCCCTTCCTGACGGTATTCATAACGAACACCATAGAAAGATGAAACTTTTTCTTTAATGCCTCGATAACCACGTGGGTTGGTTGATGTTTCTTGAACAATTTTACGATGAATCTGTTTATTAAATTCCGAACCCACAATCTCCTCCTCTTCTTCTAAAACTTCACCATTTTCTCGTAACCATTCTACGCTAGGAATAGTGTATTCACACGCAAAGCACTTAGCACCTTTATGCTCTCCATTAGAATCTAATCCATAAACCATCAGGTTATTACGAGAGCGATCCTTGCCATTTTTCATGCAGCGCGGACAACCTGTATGCCCTTCCTTGCTAAGATCAACATCAAATCCATATTTAGTTATAATGTGCGACACTTTGTTCTCCTGTTAAAATGGTTCGTTAGTCTCCATCATATATTCTGCTTCTAGTTCTTCCATGTGCTTTCTAAATTGGAAAGCAATTTCTGCTACAGTTACATTTAAATCTTTTTCAAAAACTTCTGTAGATCCTTCATAAAAACGAATACCGTCAATTAAAAGCCCTCCGTGGTAATCCCAATCGCTTTCACGAGAAAGTGGATTAGGTTCTTCATAATAGTAATCCACCTCCACGACCAAGGCTTTCCCGTTACGAGTGGTGTATTCAAAATCAAAAGTGTTAATCATTATAGCTCCTCAAATAAAAGTCTACGACGCTCATTCAACACATCAATGTGATAATGAGTCCTGACATACTTAGCTAATGCTAATCCTTTCTCCATGCAAACATCGGGAGCACTTAATAAGTATTCCGTAATATCTTTCCACTCGGAAGGTGTTTCAGCAAAGAATAACAAATCTTTAAACTCTTGTGTATGATAATTCTCACGAGGAGAGCAGATTAAAGGTAAACCCTTAGCACCTGCCTCAAGAATTTTAAGATTGCTTTTTGCATTATTAAACACGTTATCGACCAATGGTGCAAGACTGATTTGATGACCATCGTAAGATTCCATGTAGTTGGCATATGGTCTTACACCTTCATAAACACTAGTTGGTGCTACATTTTCTCTAATTACAGACCATTCACGACTACTTAAAACTTCAGAATCCCTACGAAAACCACATATTGTAAGATCTTTACCAAAATCGGGCAAGATAGCCAAATCTTGTTTATGTGTTTCACTTCCAGCCCAGACTAATGGAGTTTTGGAGTAGCGATCACGGGTCAACACAAATTGACCTTCATCATAAGGAAGTCCATTAGGGATTATGTGCACATTATCATTGTATTGTGAAAGTTCAACTTGCAAGGCAGGTGTCGTAGTTGTAACAAGATCACTGTGCTCTAAAAACCATTTTAAATGTTCACGAATACCTGATTCAAAAATACCTTCTAACATGTGTCCTTTTGGAATAACTAAAGAGTCATCCAAATCCATAACCATTTTAAAGCCCAGGTTTTTAAGGGCTAAAAAGCCCTCTTTACCTTTTGTTGGCACTCCGTTAAAAACGAAAACGTTGTATTTAGGTTGTGAAGAGAACTGCCTTGAGTAAGGCAGCACTACCCTATGGAAATCGCAGACACTATAATTGATTCCGTTACGATTGTCAAGAATTATTTGTCCCATACTTCACCTACAAACTTTCAATAACCTGGCGTCGCAATTCGTTTGCATCTGCCAGATTATAATGTGTTCGAACATGTTCCGCTAAGAACAAGCCGCGATCTTCCCGATAGTTCGGATTTCGAAGAAGCTTAACAATTTCGTAATGCCATTCTGCTTTATTCTCTGCGTAAGCAACAGCGCGAGCATCTACAGGGTTAAAATAAGGTAATACCTTAGAACAAACAATTGGAATACCTTTTGCCCCAGCTTCCAAGATTTTGAGATTACTTTTACAATTATTAAAATCGTTATCTACCAGAGGAGCTATAGCAATAGCATGACCCTCGTAAACACTCATGTAATTATCTAAATCTTTTACAGCGGCTTTATATTTGGCATTTGGTAAATTTCTGCGAATCTTAATCCACTCTTGTCCCGTGATGCTCTGTGATGCCTCATATCCCGCAATAGTAAGAAGTTCATCGTCGAAAGTATTAGAGACTAGTCGTAAGTCGGGTTCGTGACTAGCACCGCCAGCCCATACGACAGGGGTACCGGATGAACGATCATTTGACAAAGTGAATTGTCCGCTATCAAAAGGAAGTGCATTTCGGATCACAACAACATTCCTATTTAAGTGACGGATCTTATATGCCAAGTATTCCGTAGTCACAATGACCACATCAGCAAGCTTAACCATAGCTACAATAGAATGGGTGTTTGACTCGTATAGACTTGCTAAATAATGTTCTGGATTAAGTTGGTAGAAATCATCTAAATCTACAACAATCTTAACACCTTGACGTTTCAGGGACAAAACATATTCTGCACCTTTAGAGTGAATACGGTTAAACACAACAACATCTTTCTTAGGTTGAAGATTATTGTTGTTAAATGGCATAACAATACGATGATAATCACAACCACTGTGAGGTTTTGCATCAATTTTCAGTTTAGTCCATTTTTTATTTGACATGTGCCAGTGCCTCCTCATAAGAAATTCGGATTTTCCCATTTTTAATATCTTCTAAAGACGCTTTATATTCTTCCCAGTTAATGCCAATAGCAGCTTCTTTCTCTTCTTTTGTCAGATTAGCAAAAGGCATAGGATTGTTTCCAAAAACATCGTCTGGGTGGATATAAGCCATGATACGAAGTGGACAAGGTATTGCCTGAATACCCTGATTCAAACCAGCAGCTTTCAAACGGTGTACCCATTCAGCATCTTCAAAACCATAGCCGTGAGTGTAAGGGCGGAAATAACCCATCTTCTCAACAACGGCACGAGAATACATTGCAAATTGACACATTGCAAGTTCCCAGAGAATAACTTCTCCTTTACTCCCAACAACTTTATCTTTGAAATACTCCGGCATACCAAAGAAATCCCATCCTCCAGAGACAGCTTGATCTACAAAATATGTTTCCCATCCCTCCATGATTGGGTAGCAATCGTCGTCAAAAATAAACCAATAATCATAACCTTCTTCATAAAACTGGTGCATAAGTTCATTCCTGGCGTAAGCTACACCTTTACGGTCTGGATCGTTGAATACTCGAAAATCTGCATGTGGATCTGTTACAAGATAGTCTTTAAGTGGACGGACACCTACAGTGATAACACCCACTCCGATTTTAATATTTTCCATTTTCTCTCCTAGATAGTTTTACTGTGATCGTGACAGTGTAATAAATGATGTATAGACCGTTGAGGATTTGTTTGACCTAATCTGTAAATGTGAAACAGATACATTCCCCGCATCAATCCTAACCTCTTTCCTTTTTCATGTAAAGTGCGAGAGAAAATTAGGTCGAATTGGATAGATTTTTCTTCGAAAGGAACTTCATTCCACAATGATTTTCTAAAAAGCAAAAAGAAACCTGCCAGAGGTGTTCCGAAAGGAACTTCTTCAACACTCACTTTATGATATTCTCTTGCAATCTTAGCATATTCTATATGGTTTAGAATATCTGGATCATCGTTAATTTGGTTAGAGAAAAGCTGATAACCACTACCTAACCTGTTACAAGTTGCACCTATTACATCAAAAGGCGGGTTTGACATAACAAGCTCTTCAAGCATAGATGGTTGATCAGGCAGGAGGAACATTGTATCGGTATCTCTTAAGCACACCCAACTATCATCTGGAAGAACGGCAATAGCTTCATTGATAGCCTTGCCGATATTTCCTGTCAGATAGGGAGTAATATAATAAATCATTCTCCCCTCCGTTATATTAACTGTCAGCTACAATCCCACGTTTAATCATTTCTTGTTGGATTTGGATGACACGATCTCGTGCTTCCATATATTCTTTAAAAGATTCTTGGAGATGGTCACGAGCTAC